ATTATAATATATGTTAAATATCTCAAAGCAATGTTTACAATTTATCTTATTATTAGTTAGGGTAAACGGACTACAAGCACCATAGTTATTAAAAAAGCCAGCATCCCCGCATTTACAAGCTAAACTAGCGCAAGGTGTAATAGTTCCTCCAACAATACTAGCTGAACCTGACGGATCCCCTTGAATGCTTATTGGTGTAAGTACGGTAACACCTCCTATAATGGCAGGCTTATATAATATTTTTACAGTACTCCCTAGATAATTATCATTTAAGTTTGTTATTAAGGCGTTTAAATCAGCATAAGTCGCGTTAGCATTATCTGATGCACTAGTTCTTAAGTTATTTTTAAGATTATTTATAAAAGATGTAAGTCCCATTTTGCTTAGTTTTTAGTATTTATAATTATTTATTGTCCCCTGCTAGAGTTGCGAGCTCTATATTGGACGCACCGCAGGGAAAGGAAAAAAGAGGGAAGATAATTCCTCCCTCTTAATTATTAGAATGATCCACCAGTGATTGGATTTCTCATTACAATCTTAAGAACCTTGGTAGGATCTTTAACCCAGATAGCTGGCATTGTTTGAGTCATCATTACACGGTAACCATTGAACTGTCCACTAGATTGGAACCCTTGAGTTCTTCCCATGTAGTCCATAGTACCATTTTGATACCACCACTTTAATTGGTTATCCCAAGATAACTTCAACATAAAGATGTTGTCATTACCAGTGTCAGTAATATCGAAGATCACGTAGCTATAAGAAGACAACGGATGACCATCGATGATTGGGTTTTCGATATCGTTAGTATGTAAGTTATCAAACGCTGGGTTTAATACAAACTTAACATTAGCTAAGAAAGGAATTACATAAGATGTGAATGCGAAACCGAAGTTAAGATCCATACCTTTACCAGTGATCGCTCCGATACCACCACCACCGTCATTACCGGCGTTGATTACTAATCCAGAGTTAACTGCTTCACGCTTGATAGCTTCATTAACCATTCTCATTCCACCCATACCGGTCTGAACAATAAGCTGACGCTTAGGATCTGGACCTTGGAACTCTACACGACCAGCGTAGAAGTTGTATAATTCACCACGGAATAATTCAAGAGTAAAGTTAGACTTATTGTATACACGCTTGAATGAGTTGTCTAATTGTTTCCAAAGACCAACTGATAAACGCATATCATCTGGACCATCTTGCTTGATACGTCCACCATGACCCCACATTAAGTAAGACTCGATGTCAGTAGCAACCTTGGTTAAGTGAGCTGCTTCCATTGTAGTTAAGAAAGTACGTGATAATGTACCGTTAGCTACAGCTTTCTTTAAGTAATCTTTACCCATTGTAGATGCTATACCTTCAATAGTAGAGATTGCTGGATCCATAGATTTGTCGTAATTCTTCCAGATCTCAGTTACAGGAACTGTACCATCTGCATTCATACCACCTTTGATCATCATATCAGCACGAGAAGATACTGAATAATGTACGTGAGCTTCTGCACCACCTACGTAGTTATAGAATTCACGGAATCCAGCTTTTGTCTGGATATCAGAGAAACGCTCACCATATTCTCCACGGGCAGAACCCTTACGGAAAATCTTAGTTTGGTTAGCTAAGTACTTATTATCTAAGAACTTATAGTTATCATTGTTTACTAATTGTACAGTGTAGATAAAACCATCACCCATAGGTAAGATATCATCTGCAGTAATGTACATCTCACAACCGTTATACTTGTCATAAGTGATAATATCACCATGTCCAAATTCACGCTTGTTAAGTTTAATTTTGAAGGTTGTACCATCGATACCTTTTGTAAGGTTACCTGGTTCAATATCTTCGATGATATATGGTAAGTCTTGACTAACCGGAGTTTGCCATTTGTACTCACCACGAGCGTTATCTACCATGATAACATTTTTACCACCAAAAGATGATAGTTGGTAAAGAGGCATTTCGACCTTCTGAGTCATTGCCCAAATGTCTACTGGACCCATATCCATAGGTTCTGCGTCTTTCAACATGTTTACTAAGTGGTATGAATCGATGTGAGAACTAGCGTTGTAGTTAGTGTCACGAAGGAACATACCATTATTCAATACTGGAGTTGCCATTGTTTTTGATTTTTGATTTTAGTTTATAATTATTAGTTGTTTATCTCTTAAAAAATTGTTTGCTTGGTCTAGGGATCTTTCTACTGGTACCCTTATCTTCAGCTTCTTCTTGTCCGCCACTGGCGATCTTTCTACCTTCCTCAGTCTTTAAAGCTCTTACTGTCTTTGCGACTACTTCCTTCTTTTCATTCTCTCTTACCTTAGCTCTATATCCTTCCGGATCAGATAATAAGTAAAGAGCTTCTGCAATTAGATCATGTCTAGGTTCTTTAAATTGATACTTCTCAAGTAGGTGTCCTAATAGATTTGTATTACGACCACTCATTGATGGATAGTTTGGCTTTATTAAACCTGAATATAAAGCTGTTTGTACTTTCTTATCAAGTTTGATACCATTTAACTCTCCGGTAGCTAAAACATTATATACATTTTCCATATATAATTCTGACTGTTCTTGTTGAGCTGCTCTTAGATCTTCTTGCTTTTTTAATCTTTGAGAAAGTATCTGCTCTTGCATGCTGTCTAATTTTGGTTTAAACTTATTAGCTTTAGCTTCTAATTCTTCGCGATCCTTATACTCAGTTACTTCTTCTTCGATCTCCTCTGGAGTCCAATCTGAATGAGTAGCTGTTAAGTATTCTCTTATGATCTGCTCTTGTCCTGCTTCAGTAGAGATGTCTAAGTCTTTTACCTCTTCTACTCTAGCTAAGTGTTTAAATAATCCTTTTAGATCTGCACCACCGTCTGCCACATACTTAGCTGCATATTTAAGTTCGTCTGGTAATGCGTCGAAAAATCTTGCGGGTACTTCTTTCTGTAGCTCTTTTTCTCTTTCTTCGGAGTTAGCCTGGAAAAGATCTTCGAAATCTTGTAAGGTGTATTTATCAATCGGTTTGTCATCATCAAAGGGAACTAATAGTTTTTTCTCGATCAGCTTATTGGTAAGTTCTACTAATCCACCTGCACGACCTATTTTCTTTTTTTCGTCTGCTGCAGATTCTGGATCATCACCATCTTCATCAGAGTTTTCCCCTATGTTAACGATATCAGCTATTTCTTCTGCAGACACCTTAGGTTTTTTAGGATCCTTATTATCACCTTCACCTTTAGGATCTGCTGCTTTAGGATCTTCTTCTTCTTCTTCCTCCTCTTCATTAGAAGGGGCGTTGTCAAGGAACGATACGTCTACCTGTTTTCTAGAAAAGATGGACGGCATCTTCTCAGGCTTTTCTTTTTCTCCGGCGAGCATTACATTATCTGCATCTACCCCTCCGTTTAATACCGCGTCTAGATCTAAGTCTACTTCTTGGACGTGGGTTGAATCTTTATTATCACGCATATATTTGTTGGTTTTTTGGTTTTTGTATGACTAACTATTTATAATATAGCAAAAATACTTAAATAAACTTTAAAAATGTGCTAGATTGCAGTCTCTAAAAAAAGAAAACTTTCAGTATATCACTAAGTTATTTTTTCTTCTTAGACTCTTTCTTTTTAGCTACATCATATTTGTTTTTATTCTCTTTAGCAATTTGCAAATCTTTATCCTTTAACTGAAGCTGAAGGTTCATCTTTTCTCTTTCTATATTATGCTTATCTTCAGCCATCTTCATTTTATTACCCTCTTTAGTTCTATCCATATTCATAGTCTGTTCAAACTCTTGAGTACCTTCCATTCTATCCATAAAGTCTAAGAAATCATTTTGCTGATTTTGATTAACATCTTGCATAGCACCATAACCAGCAGCTCTGATCTCAGCAACAAGAATATCTTTTCTTCTATCCTTCTCTTTCTCTAGAACCTCATGATCTAAGTCCATTTGCTTATCTTTAATACTAGCTTCGATCTCAGCTTGTCTCATACGTTCTTCAGCTTCTCTTGAAGCAGAAGCTTCTTTCTGAGCCTTCTCTTCTGCAGCTTTCAATACATGATTAAGTTCAGATAATGAATCTGATTGCATAATACTACCAAGATCAAAAATACTTGCACCAGTAGTATTGTTATTCATTACTAGTGTTTTCATCTGTTCTACTACCGCTCTATGGTTAGCCTTAGTTGTAGCGAATACATTGATGTCACGAAGTAATAAATCAGTACCGTTAATCTCAAAGTTAACTTTCTCATCATTAGACGTCATATATTGTAGACGTAATGAAGGTTTAGTAGAATGATAATACTGTGCTAGATCTGTACGCATTTGGTGCACTCTAGGCATTAAATAATCAGAGTGTTGTATAAAGTACATTTCCGTCTGGGCATAAGATCCTGTAACTGCTTGTTCAATACCTTTAGCTGTCTCTGTCTGTCCTATTTGCTGACCTAATCTTTGAGGGGTAATACCAATAGTTTCAAAACACTGTTGTTTAAAATAGTTAGCTAATTGTACTCTAGACATTAATCTACTAGATTGTTCTAGATCTAATTTCTGAAAAGATTGATTGGCAATTGGATGTTCTGTATTACTAATAGATGTATCTAAAGGTAGAATACCGAAATCTTTCATGGCCACATATGCTTTTGCAAAGTTATTCTTACCCCAATCTTCATCCATTGAATGTCGAGGTAATGAGTTTTGATCTAACATGATTACTGTACCTAGTTCGTCCACTAGGATATCCGCAATCTGATTGTTAACAATATTATAACCAATTTGGAAAGGTTTCATTAAGTCAACCATAGAGCTAGACTTAGTATTACGATCATTAAATACAGCACCTTCTACCGGAAGTTTACAACCATAAAGAGTACTATCACCTTTAAATTGGAACTTAAGAGGACCTATCTTGTTTTGATCAATACCTAAATACATAGGATTAATACCACCTGGGCTATTCATACCCCAGAAACTTGGTTGATTAGGTCCAATCTTTACACCACCCCATACTTCATTAATATAAATCCAATCGATATGTTCTCCTGCTATAAGATTATCTTTAGATTTATTCTTAATAAGAGTTGTATTATAGATAGGTTTATCTGTTACTTTATATTCTTCACTAATAATATCTACAATAACCTCACCCTCATCAGTAATCTTAGTAAGGTGTCCAATTCTTCTTTGAGACTTCCAATAAGCTGTAGTTACGCGTAATAAAAAGGCAGCGCCCATAGGAGCATAATCTTCACTTTCAGACATAATCCACTGTACAATGTCTCCACCATCTTGTATAAAGTTATTATACATAGATGTAAATTGTCTATATGCAAGACCTGGCATATCAGTATTCCAATCATGAGACTTAGTAGCATCATAATAAGAACCATCATTTTGATATCCTGTAATAGGATAACCTGCAGATCTTACAGGATAAATAGCTTCTAAAGACTCTAACTGCTCTTCAGTCATCATATAACCAAACTTATCAATTACATCAGATATAGTCATCATATCTACTTTTCCTATCCAATTACCTTGAGAAGTATATCTTACTTCTGGGGACTTGTGGTAGAAAGTAGTCGCTGGGTTCCATAACTCTACTTCATAATCATCTTCCATCATCTTGAAATGCCAGAACTCTCTATCAGAAATTAACATATCTCTAAAGGCTCTTTCCTCAAGTTCATCCATACCGAATCGGTCTTCGTCAACTTTAAATTGATGGGTGGCCCATTGCTCAACTAAACTTCTATAGTCCTTAACAAAAAACTTCTCAATCTCTGGAAGAGATTTAAGATTATCAGGAGCCATTTGCTCTTGCATTTGCTGTTGAACCTCTGGACTATTAGGATCTAACCCTTGTTCAATCATACTAGATAACAGCTTTTGCTCAGCTTGTCTAATCAATACCTCTTCTATTTGAGATCTCTTCTGCTCTAGTAATTCATTATGGGAAAATTCATCCACTCCTCTGAATGTAATCTTCGAATTGCGTTTCGCGAATTCCGAAGTCAACACATTAATAACATTAGGTATGATAGGATAAAACTTTAACTCTAACGCACTTACATCCTCTTTAGTCAAAGTTTCAACAAGATCCATCATCTCATTATCTTGTTCAAGAATATAATCAGATTTATCTATTTGACCTTTAGAAAGCTTATAGTTTTTCATAATTCTACGAGCACTCTTACGAAGCTGCTTGAGACCATTCCACTCTAACCAGTCCATATTCCAAGCAGTCCACTCTGGATCTTTTTCCTTACGGGGTATGAATTGAATAGGTTGGGTTATAGAACCCATTCTATTATACTCAGCCTTCTTACCTGACTTGAGCTGCATTGCGTTTAATACTTGCATATTATCTTATATTTTTAAAAGGATTCCTAGGACGCTTTGATCCAGAAGAACCGCTGGTACTTCCAATATTCCGGAACATACTCTTATTTAATTTATACAAATTTTCTGACTTTTCCAAATGTTTCTTGTCTGTCTTATCTACTCTCTTTTGATATCCACGATTAGCTTGTTGTACTTTAGCAAAAGCCACTAATGCTGCTAATGATACTAATCTATCGACATTCAACCCTTCAGTATACTTTTCCATCTCGGTTATGATCATGATATCCGGAATTCTTTCTACCCCATATGTAGTTTTAACAACAGTACCATCTTCTTTAGTCTCTTGATCTAACTCTTCTCTTATAAACTCTATCAAATAACTTATCAGATGGGCCTTAAATAATGTGCCTGTATTTTTCCAACCATACTCCTGGTATACATTCCTATTAGTATTAAGATCTTTTAAGAATAATATCTGATCTTTAGGAACTAGATACTTCTGTTTCTTTTTAGAAATCATATACATAATAAACAAGGAGATGTTATTCTCGACTATTGTCCATGCATTGTACCATTCTATAATAAGCTCTAATCTTTCATGTGTCTTATTAATATCGTCAAATCTACCACACCATGTAGCTACAATCTTATCTTTTTCTATATAGCTTTCAACTTCATGACCGTCTATCTTAGTAACCTCTATTGGGTTTTTATAGATAATGATAGAGCATAGTGAATCAGAAGTTGTTGTTTTTCCTTCAGATACTGGGTCAATAGATCCATAATAGGTACCCCACGGGGCTGTAGCATCTGGTTTTTCATAGACAACCAATACTCCAGATTTATCTTCCATGTTTTTACTGACTGGAAAATCTTTAATAGGTAGTTTAGTACTTCTTGTAGCCTTGATAGTATTATCAGGCTTTCTCATTAAATCAACATACTCTATAGAATATTCTTTATCTTCTATCTTTCTTTTTTGAGATGCTACAAGATGTTGGGGAAATATTGAAACCTCTCTATATGCAAAAGCTTCTGCAATATTACGAGGTCTTTGAGATATTCTTAATTGATATAATTCTGGAGCAAGGTCTTTCTTCATTTGTATTCTATTCTCATCAAGAGCAGCTAGTGCTTTTTCTACAAGAGAATTTCCAAATTCATCAATATAAGGAGGCATAGACCATTGTTCAGGAATAAATAATCCAGCTTTTCCTATAGTACCTTTATCATCTATAAGGTTGGTTTCTACAGCATAGATATCATTAACTTCAGGATACTTAATCATGTTCTCTAATGGTTTACATTGATCAAGTTCACCGACTGAACCAGCTGCTGCAAATAATCCTGTAACTATATCTCCCATTTGTAATGCTGGTAGCAAATACTCCTTGGTCTTATCCATGGTTGGTGCTATACCCGCCTCTTCATAAAAGAATAATCTACAATCTCCACCGACACCTGCTGTAGGATCCTTCTCTAAAGTTACCCCTTGAATAGTTCCCTTGTTACCAACTAATTCAGGACGACCATTAATAGTCTCTTCAATCTGTTGTTGCCACATTAAAATTTTACTAGGATTCATAGGACGATACCATGCAGTCTTACTATTTAAGAATGATCTATACTCGTCTAAAAACTTCCAGGTACCTTTCTCATTAATCTTATCTTTTAAAGATGACCCCATCTTGATGATAGGTGTTTCTTCAAACCATATAAGATTGATCATCTTAGCTGCATGAAAATAAGAGGAGGCTATCTGACGTTTCTTAAGAATGGCTACATGTTTATAATGTAATTCAGCTAATAACTCATATAATGCCATGTGATACTGAGTATCCCATATTTGAGGAAACGCGAATTTTCTTTTAAGCTTATCATTGATAGGTAAGAAATTAATCCACATATAGTAATCTCTAGTTAGATACCAGGTCTTACCATTAGCCTTAAAGATTAACCCTCTTCTACACTTATTTTTTTCTTCATCCCAGAAATCTCTATAGTCTTTTGTTCCTTCTTTAAATCCACAATAGTAACCAAGTTCATTATATTTATTGGCCATAGCACTCCATTCATGAGTACTTTTATCAAACTCGTATTTACCAGGCTCTTTAAAGAGAGGTAATACGAAATCTATAAAATCTTCTCTAGTATTAAAGGTAACATTAGACCACACCCCTTCATCATACATTGGTACTACTATAAATGGTTCCATCATTAGATGTTTAAGGCGGTTATCTCATGAATCTTAACTACATCACCTTGGTGATATACAATAAGTTCTTCTAATGTTTTCTGATATTTACTTCTCAATACATCTTTAGCAATCAGCTTACCATTAAAGTAGTCAGTCATTTGATGTCTTCTAAACGCAGACCATAATTTTGTATAAGGGTTATAATGAAATAACCAGTCGTGTAATTCTTCCATATTTTTATTGTTGATCATATGCTATCCTTTTACCACCACGAACACTTATCTTGTGCTCTTCTATTTCTTGATTTACAACTTTCTCAAGCTGTTTAAATTCTTGTATTGTTTTTCCTATTTTACTTAACTGAGAGTTTAATACTGAAGCATTCCCATCTCTTCCAGCAGTAACGGTAGCTTCTCTTCCGAACTTACCCATTTTCTCAAGTAGTATTTTGTTATCGAGATAGTATCTATAAGTAGGACTCATTAC